AATTTTTATGTGTCTAGTAGATATATAAAATAAAAGCAAAAATGAATAAATCAGAAATATATAATTTTATTTGTAATAATAAATTTAAAATATTTAATTCTAAAAATAAAGATGCTAGACTTGCATCATTTTTAAAAATAAATGAAATATTTTTACCTATTTCAATTACAGTTAAAAATGTGTATGATTATTTAACTGATTCTAATGGTCGATATTGTCCAATATGTAATAATGAAAATAAATTTCTTGGCTTTTTGCCTGGTTATAGTAAATTTTGTTCGAAAAAATGTTTATATAAATGGCGTTCAAATAATATGATGGGTTCTAATAATAATATACATAAACTAAGCCCTATTGCTTTGAAAGAAATGGGTAAAAAAAATTCAAAACATATTAAAGAAAAAATTGCAAATGGGACTTGGACTCCAAACGTTACAAATAGTTGGTGTTATTCTAAAATAAAAGTTAAATTATTAAGAAATGGGGTAAATGAAATAATTAAATGTCGTTCTAGTTGGGAAGCTTTTTTTCAATTAAAAAATCCAAATTGTTTATATGAAAAAATAAGAATACCATATTTTTATAAAAATAATTTTCATAATTATATAATTGATTTTGTTGATATTGATAATAAAATTATATATGAGATTAAACCTAATTCAGAAAAATTAAAAGAAAGAAACAAAATAAAATTTAAAGCTGCACAAAAATGGGCTCATAATAACAATTTTTCTTTTATTATAATCGACAATGACTGGTTAAAGGAAAATTATGACGATAATTTATTAATAGGGCAGATTGATGAAGTTAAACTTAAAAAATTATTAAAGCAATTCAATGAAAATTAAAAATATTAAAAAAATAGAATATACAGGTGACGTTTATAATTTAAGAATAAAGTCAGATAATGGTTTAAATCATAATTATATTGCTAATAATATAAATGTTAGTAATTGTCATAAAGTTAAAGCGAAATCAATTAAAGAT